GCACGGATGAAATATCGCGAAATGGCCCATCAACCAGCGCCTAGCGGCGGGATAACGCCCGCTTCGGCCACGGCGCCGTCATTATGAAAACCACCGTCAAGCAAGTCGAGCAGCCGATCAACTTCACTTGGAATCCGCCGGGGCCAGTCTCGCGCGCCTTTGTGGCTGACGATGCGCTGCTCTGCGGTATCCGTGGCCCCTTCGCCACCGGCAAATCGGTTTCCTGCATTGCTAAACTGCTTCGGAACTTCACACTTCAGCGCCCCGGGCCGGATGGCTATGTTCGTCGGCGCACGGCGATCATCCGCAATACCTACCCCGAACTCACGACCACGACCATCAAGACGTGGCAGCAATGGGTGCCTCCGAATGTGGGGCGCTGGCGCGAGAAAGGACCGCCGATGCACCGTATCATAACGGAGAATCCCAAGGTCGATTGGGAAATCTGGTTCCTCGCCCTCGACCAGCCGGATGACCTTCGCCATTTGCTATCGATGGAATTGAGTGATGCGTGGATCAACGAAGCCCGCGAACTCCCCAAGGTCATCCTTGACGGTCTCACTGGCCGTGTCGGTCGTTTCCCGCGGACCATACGAAATGCCAAAGGCCAGATAACCTACGGCTGCGCTGCTCCGCAGATTGTGATGGACACTAACCCGCCGGATACTGACCATTGGTGGGCGAAGATGGCGGACTTCCCCGACCCTGAAACTGTCGCAAGGAATGAAGAAATCGCCCAAAAGCTCCGCGAGTTGGGCGTGTTACGACCAAATCAAGCGCTCCAGCGGTTCTATGCACAGCCTAGTGGGCGTTCTCCTGAAGCAGAGAATCTAAGGAATCTTACCCCTGGCTATTACGAGCGCCTGAGTGCTGGTAAATCTAACGAATGGATCAAGGTCTATGTCGATGGTGAATACGGATTCGTACTCGATGGAAAGCCGGTCTATCCAGAGTACCGGGACGGGATGCATTGTCGTGAGATTGCGCTTAACCGCAATCTGCCGATCTACGTTGGCATCGACTTCGGGCTCACCCCAGCAGCGACGATTGCTCAGCGAACCATCATGGGGGCGTGGCGCATATATCGCGAACTCGTTACCGAGGACATGGGCGCGCTTGAATTTGGCAATCTCCTCGGGCAAACGCTCCGAGGCGAGTTCGTCGATTACAAGATCGCCTCGATAACCGGCGACCCCGCGGGCGACACGCGGGCGCAGACCGACAAGGGAACGCCCTTCGAGGTGCTGCGGGCGGCTGGCATTGCCGCGCGTCCGGCAGCGACGAATGACCCGACCAAGCGCCGCGAGACCTTCGCCTACTTCCTGAACAAGATGGTCGATGGCGAGCCGGGGATGCTCATCCATCCCAACTGCCAGAAGCTCCGCAAGGCGCTCGCGGGCGGCTACCACTACAAGCGCGTACAGGTGACGGGGCAGGAGCGCTATCACGACCTGCCAGTCAAGGATATGTTCAGCCATGTGGCAGAAGCGGCGCAATATATGCTTCTGGGGGCGGGCGAGCAGCGCACGGCACTACGGGCGGCACCTGAGTTAACGCAGAAGCGAACGAAGTTCGCGGACGGCTACGACCGGAATCCCTTCGAGGTGGAGCGATGAGTGTCAGCAACCAGCAGATTTCGATTCAATACGGCACAGACGGCATGGCGACCGCCTTCACCTTCCCAAGTTATTTCATCGCGCAAGCCGACCTCCTCGTGCAGTACACGGACTCGCTGGGAAACACGACGAACCTGGTCCTCAATTCTGACTACACGGTTGCGGGCACACTCGACGATAAACTCAATACCTACAACATGGGCGGCACGGTCAATTTCTCCGTGCCGCCCGCCGCGAGCGGAACGCTCTTGATCACGCGACAGACGCCGGTGATTCAACCCGCCGTGTTCAACCCGCAAGACCCATTTTCGGCAGGAGCGCTGGAAGCCACTTTGGATCGCATGGTGTTAGTAGAACAGGAACTCTGGGCGAACTTGACCAGGGGTTAATGATGAAACGCATCGGGCTTATTATCGCATCCGTGTTATGGGCGCTCCCCGCTTTGGCGGGGCAACCCTCAGTGTCCTTGACCTTCAAGCCGATTCCCTTTTCGCAGCTTTTGGTAACGCCTTCCCAGGCCAATGGCACTGAGGGTTATTGCTCGGATTGCTCCCAGACCAAACCCTGCACCGGAGGTGGGTCGGGCGCGTGGGCGAATCATATCGCTGGCGTGTGGAGCTGCACCGCCGGGACTCCAGCGTCGGGAGTCGCTGGCCCCACCGGACCCACTGGGCCAACCGGCGCAACCGGGCCTGCGGGGGGCGCGACCGGGCCCACGGGGCCCACCGGCGCAACTGGACCCGCTGGTCCGACCGGGCCGGTAGGGCCAACGGGAGCGACGGGGCCTGCGGGACCGACAGGCGCGACTGGACCGGCTGGCCCAACCGGGGCGACCGGGCCAGCGGGACCGACTGGCCCGAGCAATGATACGACTGTCACCACGGCGACCATCAGCGGAACCTACACCCTCGTTGTGCCAGCGGGTGGCCATGCGGAAGACCTCCTGACGCTCACCAGCAATACGACCATCACCGTTCCTCAAGCGACGTGGGCGGGGCAGACGCGGACGGAGAATATTTGTCAGGACAGCTCTGGCAGCCGCGTTCCGACTATCTCGGCCGGCAGCGGTCTAACCCTTCATTTCACGCCGCCGACTTGGACGACGACGGCGAGTAAGTGCGATATCTGCACGTTTAGTTTCCCCGCAGTTAACATTGGCTTTTCTCACGGGTGCTTTTTGAATCAGTGAAGGATCGCATCCACATCCTGATTGCGCTGGCAATGGGCTTCCTGATGGCCTTCGCGCTACTAGAGCCTCCGCAACTCGCGGCACGCGCGGTCATGTCGCTAGGGGCAACGGCGACTACCACAGCAACGCCAGTGCCAACGCCAAGCCCCACGCCGACGCCGACGCGGACGGCTACTCCTACTCCGAGCCCAACTCCCACTCCACCGCCAACGCCAACCCCCAGCCCAACGCCGTCTGCGAGCCCAACGCCAACTCCGTCGCCCACTCCGACGCCGATGGGGACGGTGGGGATTTCCGCGCCGACGAATGGCGCGACCGTTAGCGGACTAATTAACATAACGGCGACGATTTCGGGCGCGGTAAGCTGGGTGAACTTCTACGTGGACGGCGCGTATCAGAGTTCCTCGCCGCCCTATACGCAGACCTTCAACACCGGCAACGTGTCCAATGCTTCGCACACGATTTCAGTCAATGCTTATGCGGCTGGTGGCACGCTGGTCGGAACGGCTTCGATTTCCGTCACGGTCAATAATGCGGCACCCAGCGGCTATTTCGTCCGTCTCAATCCGGGGGCGACGTTACCCAGCGAATCGACGTGCGCGACGGCGGCGCTCTCGCGCTCGCCTTTTGAACCACGTTCCGACAACGTAACGGCTAATCATGTAACGCCGAGCGGTGGGTTCCTTTCGACTTTTCACTCAGCGGTCTCGAGCGATCCGCAGACGGCGGGCGCTCCGACTAGCATAACCAATCTGATTACCGGCAATTTCACCGGGAGCACTGATCAAATTGCGGTTTGGGCGGCATGCAAATGGGGACGCGATGAGAACGAGGTGCGCGCAGACATGGTGGTCGAAACCAACTGGCATCAGCCTGCGATTGGTGATGTCGGCAACGGCACAAGTCTCGGGCTTTTGCAGGCCAAAACGCGCGACTCGCCCTCGACCTGCACGGCGGTAGCTTCAGCCAATAATCAGCCGGGATGCACCAATTCCAACGGTACGCTGTGCTCTGCGGTGGCTTCGGCGGTGAACGATTCGAGCTGCCAACTGCATCTGAGTTCGGCTTTTGCGATCGATTACGCCTCGGCCATGTGGTACGCGTGCTATGTCGGGCAACAGAACTATCTGGCGCAAAGGACGCCCAACGCCGGCTATCCAACCTTCCCGAATGGCACTCCCGCTCAGATGGATCAGGGATGCCTCGGGTACTGGAATACCGGCACGTGGTTCAACACGCAGGGCATCAATTATGCGAATCTAGTTGCGGCATATATGGCGTCGCAGCCATGGACAAAGACGGGATTCTAAGGAGCGGACGATGAAACGAATACTCAGCGGATTACTGGTGGTGATGCTCCTTTGGATGGGGCAGGCGCGAGCGCAGGCCATCGGCTACTACCACACCGGCAATAAGGACGCGAACGGCGCGAATGCCTCGACGACCGGCATGGAGAACTCCGTCATCGTCGTCAATTCATCGCCGTCTAGTTCGCGCCGATTTATGATGCTTTCGGCGGTCAGCTACAACACGAGTGCGGCACTAGTGGCGATGTGCTTCGATTCGGCGACGCTGCCAGCGGACGGTTCTGCGGCATCAGTGGCGGCGCTACTCTCGCAATGCTCACTGGCGACTGCGACGGCAGCAGCGCAGCCCTCGACGTGCAGCTTTTCGTTGCCTAACGAGGGCGTTGGGCTGGTGTCGGGGCTGACTTGCGCGTGCTCGACAACGGGCAAAAAACTGACCGTCGATACCACATCGGGCGGCGACTGCTTCTTCGGGATAGCGTGGAAATGAAGATTCTACGAATCCTTTGCGCGCTCCTATTACTAAGCGCATCCGCAGCGTTCGCCGCAGGGAATAACAGCGGGTCGGGATTCGGTTCGGGTAGCGGCGGGGCCCCTGGAGGATCATCGGGGCTTGCCCCTAACGGCGGCGTTACTTCGACCGGCTCGATTCTCGTTTCGCCAGTGACGATTCCTGCGGCCCCGACGATCTCTAGCGGATTCGCCACAGGTACGTCCAATTATTACTACTGTGCGGCTGGCGACAGCAACGCGAACGTGGCTAATGGTCTCGGCATCACGCCACTGTCGTCCCCGACGGGAACGGTGGGGCAAACTGGCGTGATGAGTTGCCCGGGTGAAGTTGGGGCAACGCATCTTTATTTGCTTCGCTACTCGGCTAACAGCGTACCGACGGGCGCGCAGAGTGTTCTCATCGCGAGTTGCACGGTCGCGAGTGGGACGGGCTGCTTCATCGGTGACGCGGCGCTTTCACCATCCAGCTTCTACGTGCAGGGGACGACCGGCAACGGTACCGAGTACATCAGGGCGGGCAGCATAATTCTCTCGCCGTCCCAAATCGCGCAGGACGGCATCAATGTGTTCATGGCGAACACCTCGACGGGAAATCCCTTTGTCGGGTATCAAAACGGGACCGCCGTCAGCGCGATAAACACGAAGGGGGAGTTTTTTAGCCAGCCGACCGATACGGGCACGACCGAGTTTCAAGGCAATGGGCCATTAGGACAGACGGCCCCGCTTCAAGATGAGAAGATCGCTGGAGTCAGTAAGTGGACCGTCGATCCGACAGGAACGGTAACGGCGGGTTCGCTCAAATGGGTGTGGCTCGGCGGTACGAATGCCACATTATCCAATTCGGCTACGTCTTATTTTCTGGTGAATGGACTATCGCCGGCAGCATCGGTTGCGACCAACGGCAACGTGATGACGATTGCTTCGGGGTCTTATGTGGCCGCCAACCTGCATTGCGTCTTGATGACTTCGGGCGGTGTAGTCACGGCACTGGGAGCCAATACAAGTTACGTGCTCACCTTTAATAAGAATGCCTCGGCGACAGCGCAGACCTGTACTGTATCCGGCGGTCAATCTACGTGCTCCGATACAACTGCGGGCGATGCGGTGAGCATCGCGGCAAACGATATTCTCTATTACACTTCCGCAATCGGTAGTGGCACGCCGACTGCCCTTGAGGCCAAATGCGCGGTCGAGGTTCACGGATGAAACGCCTAATTCCACTCTCAATCGTGGTTGTGGCCTTGGTGTCGGTGCTCGCACGAGCGGCGGGGAATAACAGCGGTGCGGGTTTTGGCGGCGGCAGCAGCGGGAGCGGCGGTGGAGGAGGCGGCGGCGCATCCCCGGCCAACCCGCAAATCGCCACGGTGACGCTGACCTCGGCGCAGATCAAAGCGCTGAACGTGACACCGATACAAATCATTCCGGCGCCCGGTGCTGGGAAGGCCATCCAAATTACGGCGGTCGCGTTCGAGGAAGTATTCGGCACGCGAGCTTATTCAGTTGGCGGGAATGCTTCGACGCGGCTCCTTTATGCCGGAGTGTCATCGAAGGATATCTTCGACATAAACGAGACCGATGCGCCGCTATTGTCCGCAAGTTCCACCAGCGTGCTGTTGAACTCTATGCTGCCGGGTATATTTCAAGGCACGCAACCGGCTTTTACCTACACTCTGGCCCAAATTGCGAACCTCGCCGTCAACTACAGTACCGCGACGGATTTCAACAACGGCCCCATCGCGACGGCGACTCAGGCTGCTGGCGGTGCCGGGTATCTGCTCAACGATACAGGGTTAATCGATCCGTCTAATTTCTGTTCCAATGGGGATGCCACCTATACGGTGACAGGGGTATCGGGCACCGCGGTTACTACGTTCACCTTTACGCCCGGTACGCTATATGAAGTAACCGGAACGGCGTCCGTGGACTGCGGCGGCGGTGCGGGTAATCCAGCAACCACGGGCACCGGCGGCGGTCAGCCCGGAGTCGGGACGGGGTTTACGGTGAACATTACCGGCGTCACTGCGGGAGATAGCACGCTGAAAATCTGGGTGGTCTATCAAGTCTTAACTCTGTAACCGAAGGAGAACGCATGAAACTGACTCTTCCACTTCTCGCACTTGGGCTTGTTCTGGCCGTGCCGGCGTTCGCGAAGGCGCAACCGACCCTCACCGGCGATTGCGCGACTTCGACTCTAGTAAATCACAGCACCGACTCCCTCGGTAAGATAATCGTCGATCCGGTGAATCTGTGGGGCGGTTCGCAAACTTGCACCTTGCAATTCGCGAGCGCCTGTCGGCATGGCCGCGTTTGCTTGGGGCAAAACGAAACGAACGGCGGCGGGTTCCCGACCTATATGGGATGCCGGGAGTCCGATTCGACGCACGAGGTCTGCGGTAGTCAGTTTGGCGAGGTCGGCGGCGACGTAATCTCGTATAATTGCGGGTGTTTCTAAAGGGGAATCCATGATAGCAGCGCCACCCGTCGGCACGCACAAGGGGAGGGGGCGCACACGTAGAGAGTTGACAAAGAGTGTGCAAAGGTACAACACAGAGTTAGCGCAACGGAGAGCAATGCCGTCAGACAATTCGATTAACTGGCTCGGGATTCTCGCCGTCGTATCGAATGTTCTGTTGTGGGCGGTCAATTATTGGCGGCGGTTGGAGGACAGGTTGCTCGAAGCGCGTCTTAAAGTAATTGAGACCGCGATGGCCGCGAAGCTGGACCACGAGGCGGTGGTGCGCGTGGCGCGCGAGTTCAGCCGTGACTTGCGAGAAGATTTCGACGAGAAGCACCGCGAGAATATCGACCGCTGGAAGGAAACCAACGAGAGCGTGAAGCATATCGAGAATCTGCTGATGGCGCCGTTTCGAGGCGGGACGATACCGTAAATGGACAACGGAACGGCCATCATAATCGCGTCGCTGGTGCCGACCGTCACGTCGATCGTCAACCGTTGGTTGGCAAGTCGGGCGGAGCGCAGGGCGGCGACCCTCTTGGCCCATAACACCGAGTTGACCCTGAAGATCGAGAAGGCGACCAACTCCATGAAGGATGAACTGGTCAAGGCGACGCGAGAGGGAAGTTTGGCGCAAGGCGCACTCGACGAACGTTCACGAGCAGACGCCGCAAAGAAAGAGTAGAGTGAAATCGTGCCTTGGTTTAGCTGCAACTGGAATCAGAAACAGATCACAGTGATCTTAACTGCTCTGACTAATCTTCAGGGCCAAATGGGGAAAATTATGGCGGCAATCGACGATCTCAACACAGCGGTAACGGGCCTGACCACGGCGGTCACCAACCTCGGTACCGCGGTCACTGCGGAAACTGCCGACATTACGGCGGCACTTGCGGCGCTTCCGGCATCGACGGACCCCGCAATCGAAGCGGCGGTCACCGCGATCAACGCGGCGGTCAATAACATCAACACGGCGGTCTCCAGCGCACAGGCAGAGAGCGCGGCAATCAAGGCGGCGGTGCCGACCGCTCCGTGACTGATTGGTAATCGCGCACCGACGGCACGTGAACAACGCTACGGGCGAGCGCTTCAGAAAATGGCGCGTGAAGCGTTAGCGGCGCATCGCCCGGGCAAGGTCATTCATCTGTAATGGAACCGACTCAGTACAACGCGAGGCGGCGACCGGACGGGCGACTGTGGCTCGCCCTCGTCGCTCTCGCCGTGTTCTTCCTGCTCTGTAGCACCTGCGCCCACGCCAGCACGCACAAACCTGCCAAGCACCACCACGCGAAGGCTCTCGCTCCGCCGCACGTCAAAAAGGCCTACTACTACAACGTGACCGCGCGTGAAGGCGGGCAGCCCGGTCTCATGGGACCGTGGAACAGCCTCGCCGATTGCCGGGACAGCCTCGGCAGCGCTGAGCGCTCGCACCTGTTCGCTTGCCACATCACCGGCCCTGTCGGCGGTAACTGCCGCGACCTCGGCAACGGCTTTGCCTATACGAAAGATATGCCGTTCCCGCCGACTTGGGTGACGACGGATAACGATTGCCAGTTGATCCCGATTATCCACACGCATGAGCACAACCAGTGGGTGCGTTTGTATTTCACCGACGTTGGGGATGTTATAGTCGTGATCAAGGGACGGCCGCAGCCCGCGCTACCGCCGGGGCAGTTCACGAACATACAGTTACACGGGGGCGCGGGGCCCGGATATCCGTGGATTTTCGTAGGGGATAACTGTCCACTAGGTGGCGGGGATTGCGTGTGGCAATGACGGCAGCGCAGGCGAGTCAGGTTAGCTGGTTCCTTTACCATTGGCAGAAGGGGCTGACATGGGCGAACCGATAGCACAAGACGCATTTTGCACTTGCGGGCATCGGGCGCTTTTTCACGAAGGACGCCGGCTGACCTGCGTAATGGCGGGCTGCCAAAGTTGCAAAGGCTTCGACCTCGCGCCGGCGAAGGCGGAATGGGTCGATGAGACGCCGACGCCCACCGCGACGATGACGGCCCACGGGCACAGCCACAAGCGAATGACGCTGGCGGTCAAGTACGATACGGACAGGCGCTTCCCTGTTTATCTATGGTTTAAAGATGGCAAGCCCTGCGAAGGCTGCTAGGAGAGTTCTATGGACTTAATCGGTCTCGTTAAACTGATTCTCGCGTTGGCGCTGGTTGGATTCCTGATTTATCTAATCGTCACGTACATCCCGATGCCGGACATCTTCAAGCAAGTCATCATGGTGGTCATCGCTATCGTGGTGATTCTGTTCGTCT